GATGGAGTCGTTTGCGATCTTTGCCGCAGTAACGGCTAAGTCTTGAATCGCTGCCATGTCTACGGCGTCATCGGCCAGCTCACTTGCACCAATCGCGTCAGCAGCGATTTGGGTAGCGGTCAGCGAATTGGCGACAATCCGATCGGCGGGCAGCGTGTTCGCCGTGATCGCCGTGCCATCAATCGCGCCAGCATCAATGCCCGACAGATCGAGCTTGTCAGGATCAAGCGTTCCGTCTGCTTGCAGCGCATAGCCCGCAGAAACAAGATCAGCCGAAGTGATCTTTTTGGTCTCGGATGCCGACAAGTCGGCAACGGCGAGAACATCGGTCCCCTGCAGACTTGCACCAGGCAACGCGGGAAGATTGGAAATCTCTAGATCAGGAATCTCGTCCTCCCGCCAAGCGCGGCAGCTCTGCTATGCCCAGTGTAGAGCGGCTTTGGATAAAGGCGGTTTCAGAAATTCCTACACGAAAACCTATCCGCCGTATTCCAAGACGATGCCCGAACCATCTTCTTGCAGCAGCAATGCCCCATCCTCTTGCAGCAGGTAGCTCGGCGGTTTGCCCTGTTTCAACGCAAACGGTCCACTGGTCACAAACTGGATGCTGGTCTCAACTAAATCTGTTGCTGGCACAGTCACCGCAACATTGGTGACAACGCAATCCGCCTCGTACCAAACGCTGTCTTCCTGCGCGGAACCTTCATAAATAAAGAAGCGACCAATAAAATCAGCACCCTGTTGGATGCGAATCACTAAACGCGCCAGATAAGCCGGAAATTCAAAGTTTGTTGCTGTAGTGCCGGACCCTGCGATTCCCGCAGAGTGTTCCCAGATGCATTCCAGGCTGCCCTGTCCACTAATAAGACCCGCTTCGTATTGACGGCGGAACTGATCACCACACTGCGTCAGATCAACTGTTTCTCGCTCGGTAGTTATCTCGAAACTTCTAACTCGCGCCACAGAACGGAACTGTGAGTTGCGAGTACGGATCTGGATATTTTTGGATGCCGATGGTTCAACAAGAGCCAGTGCATTGGTAACACCGCCCGTTATGGCAAGATCGAACGTCTCGTACAGACGGATGCCGCCTGCCTCGTCGATGTTCGCGTACCAGCGACCGTCGGGGTAGTTGTGCCCGGAAACCAGCTCTAGGTTTGTGCCGTCAACTGTTGCAATTTCAATCTGGTCGCCAGTAATCAGCGACCCGGAACTGAAGTCAACAGAAAACCGCTTCCGCGACACATTGACATCGGCTGGATCCAGTTGGGTTTCCAGCCAGTTGGTGATGCTGTCGCGCTTTAGCTCGACACCACCCGAGTTGCCGAGATAAATCGCCATTAGATCGCAAGACCAGTGGGTGCCCCGTTCGCCTCAAAGTTCACGTCAGCAGAAAACACCTCGCCAATTGCCATGCTCATCGAGATGCTGGTCAACCAGCAGAAAAACTCGATGTACCGACCGGCACTTGAACCATCAGCCACCCGCAGTTTGAGTCTTACGGCGGAACTAGAGAAGGCTGTTCCATCGCCTTCGCCGCTGCCGGTCTTGATGCACTTATTGATCAGCTTGGTCACGTCGCCGCCGCTGCCAGCCGAGCTTTGGTAGTAGAACAGCCGGCACTGACCAGTCAAGGTTCGCATCCCAGCGATGCTCGTTTTGTCGGTGTCACCCAAAGCCACCGTTTCGAGCACTTCCTGGCTGCTGGTGAAGGACCAGTTCTGCACCTTGGCGGCTTTCACACCGTCGATGTAAAGCTCGCCCTGTTGGCCGCTGTAGTAAGCCATCGACGCCTAAAAATCCAATGAACTCATTCTATGCACCATCCAACTGACCGACGAAACGGCAACTAACGGAACTTGCATTCAAAAAAGTGCTGGTCACGCTTGGCGGCTCGGCATAACGCCAGCGCAATCCACTCCCGCCAATCTCGCGGAAGTAGTTGGCCAAACTTGACTGAGCACCCGATGCTCCACTGCTAGTCGTGAAGCTCACCCAGTTGTCCGTTGGACCGACGCTTTCGTAGTGCTGCAGGATTTGGACGGTTTCGGCGTCTGAAATGTTGTCGAATTGCAGTTGAAGCTCGGCGTCAAAACGACGGTTGCCGTATTGCAGCGTCGTAACTGCCCCATTCAGCGACTGGAATTCAGCGCGGGGATAACCGCCGGGGTTGTAACTCCTGCCACTGGGACGGATGTTTGGAAATGCAACGGCAGCCATCAGCCCTCCTCAAGCTCGAAGAACCCGGAATCCCAGTTCAGCGTTTCCATCGTAAGTCCGTCAGTTACAGGTTCATGGCTGGCTGTGATTTCGACAAAACCTTCCTCGCCCATTGCCAACGTCTCCACTTTGTAAACGCGACTGGTGGTTGTGCTGTTCGCCACGGTGTAAACCGTGCCGCGCACATCGACGTTTTCGCAGTAGCCGTTACTTACCGTTATTCGCGTCTGCTTGACCTCAGTCGTTCCAGGCTGCCAGTAGATGATGTTGTAGGCGCCGTTGGCTAAACCTTCGGCACTGACGATCACTCCGTCTGGTGTAATAACGCCGTTGGCAAATCGACTGGTGTGGGTGCATTCCGATACCAGGCGGAAGTGCTGACCAGGTGCCAGGTTTAGTGCTGCGGCAGGCGTGGTCTGGAACGTGACACTGTGGTCCACCAGTTGCCGCAAACGAAGCGCCATCTTGGCGAACTTGAGTGCTTGATTGCGCTGCGTGCAGAACGAGGACAAATCAAACTCTTCTTCAGGATCAGTTTCGGAGCCGCCTTCAGCATCCTTCAAACGAATGCTTAGCATCCTTTCTTCAGGGAAGCCATTGAGCTTCTCTTCCCGGTACTTAATTACAGCCTTAAACAGACGCCGCTCTTCAGGACCAAGCCAAGTCACGCTCAAGTCTTTGATGTTTCCATCGGTAAACAACGCCTTGATTTGGACCGGAACGCTGTTGCTGATTACATAGCTGCTGTTGTAAGTGGCGGTCGGATAAAGGCTGAACTTGCCGCCGAGAATCGTGAAGTCCAGCAAACAGTAGCCCGCGTTTTCAAAAATAAAGTTCCGAAGGTTTACAGCAGAACCAAGCACGCCGTCCCAGGTAAAACCGTTGGCGCGGCAATAGCGAGCTGCAAGGGTCATTCGGTCGCGGTCCACCGCTTCTTTGCCGATGAATTTGCCAGCGCCCCATTCGGTGTTAGTCAGAACGGCATAGGCGATCTCCGCAAAGTTGTTGGTTGGAGCGACCAGGCTGGTGGTGGGGTTGCCGTTGTCATCAATCAAGCGCTCCACCAAGACACCCTTCTGTACGTAGGCCGAAAGTTGGGCGAAGGTGCTCCACTCGGTTGAACTGGCTAGACGCAGACCGATAAGCGCCAATTTTGTGTACTCCGGACCGGGCTCTTCTTGTTTGATGATTTCGTTGACGTAAACGACAGCGTGCTCAGGACCACTTGTATGGCTGCTGTTTTCTGCGTCGTATTTGTATATATCGGCAACAGCATCATGCAAATTTAACACCAGTTGTGCATCAATTTCCGCATCGGTTTTAACGGTAAACTCAAAGGTCCTGCGGCTAACGTTAAGGGTAATTGTTTCACCGTTTTTGTAGCCAGTACCGCCTTCGTGGATAGAAAACTCCACATAACCGTTCGAGTACAAGATAGCTTGAATTTCGCATCCAGTTCCACTACCGCCAGAAGCAGGTAGGTTCTTGTTAAATAACACGTCATCGCCGGCGTCCGGTGGTCTACCGACTGACAACGGGCTGATGTCTTGTACAGCCCCCACAGATGGCTCTGGTGCTTGCCCCAATGTCCAATCAGGATTAGTGGTAACGGAGGTGGTTATTTGTTTTAAATACCCATTGAATACAACCGTGTATTCGTTTGCGGGGAAGCCGGTTCTATTGCCGCCCCCTAAGAAATACACTTCCTCGTTTATCCATTCGCGCACCACTTCGCTGCCGGGCACCGGCACAAAACGAAATTCGTATTGGTTTTTGGGGTGATAAACGCGAATGTAGTTGTACTTAGGGCTAGGGGTGTTACCCTCAACCGCAAACAAACGGTCTTTCTCTAGCGTCGTCCAAGCGTCGTTACCAGTACCAAGCAAGCGAATTTGTAAGCGGAAAAAGCTGATTCGCCTCACATAACGATTGACTGACCCAAGACTGATTGAACCGTTGTTTCTTTCATATAAGGCAATAGTTCCAGGGTCGGGAACG